ATGATTCACAAATTATATATAGTTCAGGTCCTTTTGTTTTTAAGATGAGAAAAAATCTTAGAGATTTTAGGAAACAGGATTATATATTGCTAACAGGAGATCCTTCGATCATTGGTATTTCCTGTGCTATAGCAACCGATATGACTAATGGTCAATTTAATCTCTTGAAATGGGATCGTCGAGAGTTTAAATATTTTCCAATTGAAATCGATCTCTACCAGAAAGGATAACAATGAGTGACGATGTAAAACAAATGATGCTAGAAGATTCAACAGATCTTCTAGATAATGTAGAAGTAACAACAATAGCTGATCAATGTCAGAAATTAAAAAATTTAGAAGATGATATTACCAGAGCTGAAGAACACGTAAGTAATCTAAAAGCAATGGCACGAGATATTAGTGAACGAGTTATACCTGAACTCCTGGCGGAGCAAGGTTTAAGTTCTTTGAAATTAGCTGATGGTTCATCTGTAACAGTCAAAAGAGAATACAGATGTACTCTTCCCAAAGATGACAACAGAAGGGAAGAAGCTTATAACTGGCTTCGTGAGAACGGACTTGGAGATATTATTAAAAACAATGTCTCTGTTACGTTCGGTCGTGGCGAAGATAACAAGGCACAACAATTGTTGGACCTTGCAGCGTCAAATGGTTTTAATCCGCAACAGAAATCTGATGTGGCTTGGAATACTTTGACAGCTTTATTTCAGGAGCGTGTCGAGTCCGGGCTCGACATGCCTTCTGAAGTCTTTAGTACTTGGATTAAAGACACAACAAAAATAACCCGTAAATAATGGAGAATGAATGATGGCTAATGAAGCAATGGTAAAAAAACCGTTGACTAATAATTCTGTCGCTTTGTTTGGAGATGATCTAGACAAAGGTTTTGAAAACATGACGCAACAAGATCTTGCGTTACCTTTCATAAGAATACTTGGTCAACTATCACCACAGGTAACTGAAGGTGATTCTAAATATGTTACAGGCGCTAAACCTGGAAATATATACAATACAGTTACGAATGAACTGTATGATGGTAAAAAAGGAATTAAAGTTATTCCTTGTTACTATAAGAAAGACTATCCAGAATGGTCTGATAGAGGAGAAGGATCTGCAGCTCCGGTTGCATTACATGCTCCCAACAGTCCAGTGATAGCTACAGGTAAGAGAGAAGGATCTAAAATTAGATTACCAAATGGTAACTATTTAGAAGAGACTGCATCTTACTATGTAATGGTAGAAACTAAAGCAGGTGGTTATACCCCAGCTTTAATTACCATGAAGTCAACTCAACTCAATGTGAGCAAGAAGTGGAACGCAATGATGAAAACTGTTCAGATCTCTGACGGTAAAGGCGGATTTGCAGTTCCTCCAATGCATGGTGTTGTATACAACTTATCATCTAACTTACAAAAAAATGATAAAGGTAGTTGGTATGGTTGGGTAGTAACACAAGATCGAATTTTAGAAACCAAAGATAAATCTTTGTACTTGAGTGCAAAAGGTTTTTCTGGTGACGTAAAAAAAGGATCGGTGCAAACAAGAGCTGATGTAGAAGAGAAGATAACAGAGAACGTACCGTTCTAGGTTAATCGCGAAACGGGGCTCGGTAACACGGGCCCCACAAAATATGGTAGGTACATGAAAGAAAAATTTAAGGAAATATTTACTGGCTTTCAAACAGCATATGGTCAGTATCAAAAAGGGGAACGTGGAGATAACGGTAAACAAAAAGGTAAAGCATTTATTGTTAGAAAGCCGGTCACGGATAACCTTTGGGAAGATCATCTTAACGGAGTTGATCCTGCTTTGGGTATTATTCCCATTAATGAATCTAATAATTGTAAGTGGGGTTGTATTGATGTTGATCAATATAATGTTGACCACAAAGAATTAGTAAAAAAAATTAGAAGTTTAAAACTTCCGCTTATAGTATTCAGATCAAAGTCTGGTGGAGCACACGTATTTTTATTTACAAAAGAATTTATATCTGCATCGTTGATGCAGTCTACACTTAAAAAAATTTCAGATGCATTAGGATATTCAGGTGTTGAGATATTCCCTAAACAAACTGAAATACTTGTGGAACGTGGAGACACAGGTAATTTTTTAAATCTTCCCTACCATAACCAAACCAAAGGATTAAGATATGCTTTCGACGATAATGGCGCAGCTTTGTCAATTGAGGAATTTTATAAACTCTATGATATCTACGCGCAAACTAAAGAAGAAGTTGAGAAAATTCAAATCAAAGAAGAGAAGATAGAAGAAGCATTTAAAGATGGGCCTCCATGTTTAAATAGATTAGCTCGCGACGGCTTTGGCGAAGGATCTAGAAATAATGCATTGTTTAATATTGCCATATATTTTAAACAATCTGATCCAGATTCTTGGCAAGATAAAGTCGTCGAAGCTAATTTAAAATACATGAACCCACCATTAGGTAATGGTGAAGTACAACAGCTATTAAAATCAATTGGTAAAAAAGGTTATGATAAGTACAGATGTAAACTTCCACCAATTGTAGATGTTTGTAATGCATCACTATGTAGAACTAAAAAATTTGGTGTAGGTTCTGAAGAAGATGCAATGCCTTTGTTAAGTAGTTTACAAAAATATAATTCTAATCCACCACAATATTTTTTAAATGTAGGTGAAGGAGAAGATTTAAAAAGAGTAGAATTAAAAACAGAACATTTAGCAAATCCTGTAATGTTCTCTATTGCAATACTTGAGAAGGCAGATCTTGTTATACCAAAATTAAAAGATAAAGATTGGAGAGATTTTTATTTAAAACCTTTGATTGATAAAATGGAAACAATAGAACCTTTAGAATCATTAGATCCTAAAAATCAAATCATTTCATTGTTACAAGATTGGACAACAAATAGACAGAATGCAAGAACTATGGACGATATATTTAATAAACTTCCATACACAGATGAAAAGAGAGAATTTACATATTTTAGAATGGAAGACTTTTATAATTTTTGTAAGAAGAATCATTGGGAGATGGACAAACCTAAAACAGGTAATCTCATCAAATCTTTAAAAGAAGATAAAATATTTATAGAGGAAACTAGAATTAAAATTAAAGGTCAAGAACCTAGACTCGTTAAAATTAAAACTATGAAAAAAATTGATGGATCTGTGTCACAAGTTAAATACAACGAGGAACATTTTTAATGAAGACAATAATACTAGGTCCACCAGGAACAGGGAAGACTACAACATTATTGAACCTAGTAGATGAATTCATCAAACAAGGAATTAAGCCAAGAGAAATAGGTTATTTTTCTTTTACCAAGAAAGCAGCAAGAGAGGCAGCAACAAGAGCAGCTGAAAAATTTGGATTAAGTCCTGAACATGATTTAACTTATTTTAAAACTTTACATTCACTCGCATTTAAATTGTTAAACATGACGAGAGATAGAATGATGAGTCCGGAAGACTACAGAGAATTTGGATTAAAATGTAATATACCAATTAAGACAGCATCTTATTCTGATGAAGATGGTATATTTAATTCTGATAATGAATATTTAACTATTATTAATACAGCTAGAGTTAAGAAGATGGACTTAATGGAGTGTTATGATTCAAGAAGAAACCTATTAGATGTAGAAAGAGATACATTATTTTTGATAGACCAAGAACTTAAACGATTTAAAAAAGAAAAAGGATTAAAAGATTTTACAGATTTATTAGAAGAGTTTGTTGATAAGGATATATCACCAAAATTTAAAGTATTATTTATAGATGAAGCGCAAGATTTATCACATTTACAATGGGAAATGGTTAGATCTATTTGGAAAAAAGCAGAAAAAACTTATATTGCAGGTGATGATGATCAAGCCATTTTTAAGTGGGCTGGGGCCGATGTAGATCACTTTATAGCGTTAAAAGATGAAGTGGACGAGATCCGAACGCTTAATCAATCTTATCGTATTCCTGGAGGTCCTATACACGAATTATCACAAAGAATTATATCTAAAGTTAAAAATAGATATGAAAAAGATTACAAACCACGACAAGAAACAGGTATTTTAAGGTATTACACTGATATTACACAAGTAGATATGTCTAAAGGAGAATGGACGGTGTTAGCTTCAGCTAATTACTTTTTAGATAACGTTAAGGAATTATGTGAATTACAAGGATGGTATTATCAATATAAGGGAATGAACTCTATTTCATTAGAGTTATTATTAGCATTAAGTAATTGGGAAGATTTTAGAAATGGTGTTTCATTAAATTACCTACAAATAAAAAACATATATAAATATTTAGGTGCTAATGTAACCCCTGGTTATAGAGATTCAAAAACTTTAAAAGCAGAAGAAAAGTATTTAATACAAGACTGTATTAAAAATCATGGTTTACTTACTGATAAAGTATGGTATGAATCATTTGAAGGTGTAGACACAATTACTGAAAATTATATTCGTAATATGAGAGCTAATGGTGAGAAGATAAATAAGACTCCACGTATTCTTATGTCAACTATCCATGCTTTTAAAGGTGGTGAACGAGATAATATTTGTGTTCTATTAGATTTAACAGCTGCCGCAATTAAACAAAGCGAAATAGATCCTGATGATCTACATAGATTGTATTACACAGCTTTCACAAGAGCGAAGAAAGAATTACATATTGTAGATCCAAAGAATTTTGATCGCGCATATTTAATATGATTAAAATAAAAGAAATAGATAAAGAAGGAAAAGATAAATATTTTATTATTTACGAATTAAATAATAGAGTATTTACATTTAATGGTGATTCAAAAGATGTTTTAGAAGATTTATTTAAAACTAATAAAGAAATTAATGAGCAATAAAACATTCTTTAGACAAGTAGGTGGTAAACATTACAAACAAATGGCAATACAACCATCTATATTTATTAACGAAAATAATTTACCTTTTGCAGAAGGCAACGCAATTAAATACATTTGTCGTCATAGATTAAAAGGTAAAAAAGAGGATATATTAAAAGCAATTCATTACTTGGAAATGATTTTAGAAAGAGATTATAAAGATAAATGACACGAACATTTCAACAAGTTTTATTCACACCACAAACAGAGTGGGTGGTCCCGGAAGAATTAAAAGATCTACGCGGTCACAAAGAAATCGCAGTGGATTTAGAGACCTGTGATCCGGAGTTAACGGAACTTGGATCGGGGAACGTGATTGGTCGTGGTAAAATTGTAGGAGTTGCAGTAGCAGTAGAAGGTTGGTCAGCATATTATCCAATTGCACATGAAGGTGGTGGTAACATGGATAAGAAATTAGTTTTAAATTGGCTACAAGATTTATTCAAACAAGATGCTACATTTATATTTCACAATGCAATGTATGACGTATCTTGGTTAAGATCTACAGGACTTACATTACCAAAATATATTAGAGATACTATGATTGCAGCATCACTTGTTGATGAGAATA